TTACTGTTAAGACTTATAAATCAAACACTTACGCACACAACGTGCATATCGATGGACCTTGTGATATAATATATTCACCTGACAAACCATTGCCATGCGGAGCACAGGTCTGGATAGAAACCATTGCCGATGTGCAGCTACAAAAGGAATAGGTGGAATGAAAGAAGATATAAATAAATGCAAGGAGCTAATAAAGGAAATAAATATCAGCAAGTACAACCAACAGGAATACGCAGCGATAGTAGATGATATCTTCAGTGCAATTCCTATAGCTGCTTCCTTTGAAACACAGATAGATAATCTTATCTGGAAATTGGAATCAACACAATCTGAAGTAGGAATGTGGAAGGACCGCCTGACTCATGCGGAAGACCTGTTAGAAAAGATAGCAAGGGATAGATTAAATGAGTAATAAAGTAGTAGACCTCACTAAAATTCTTGAGGATAAAAAACAAAAGGTGGATGATGGTCTCGACCTGATAAGAGCACAGGTAATGGAAGCAGGATACAATCCTGAGTATGCTTTCGACCTTCTCTTATACATCAGCGATTTACATACCGCATTTCTGGACACAATGGAAGAGAGGGAAGATGCAAGACCCGTTGACCATCCCGACCTTTTTGAGAACGACAAAAAGAAAGAAGGCATGTACGACCTTGGTTACGAAGAAGAAAGGACGAAGGTCCACAGGCTTGCGCCTAATGAAGAAGAAGAGGAGTATCCCAAAGACCATTGAGTACAAGATACCAACCAAACCAAAGGACCATCCGGTGCATCCTGACCGTGTAGTAGAGTGGATTAAGTATCAGAAAAGTGAGGCAGCGGCCTATGGAAAGATAGCTCGCAGTCGTAAGTCCTCAGCAGAAGAGAAACTTATAGCCACTAGAAAACAATTGGATGCAAAGGCTTACACCAGAGAGATGAACCACTACCTTAGAGCAGGAGATTGGATTTCTGACAGATGGGGTAGAGATGGAGAAAACAAAACGCTATGGAGAAAGGTAGCATCATGAAGAAAGATAGTTTGGTACGTGATAAATATATCACAATGGGACAAGAAACAGAAACAGTAGCTGGCGAAGGCTGGACACATGTTTATGTTAAGCTTGAAAAAGACTTCAAGATTCTTCCACCAGTGGAACAACTAGATGTATTAGTTCAAATAGAAAAAGAATTAATACGAGTACGTACAGACTTGATAGACGAGTTGTTTATCAATTCTAAATACCCAACATAAAGAGAAAGACAATGAGTACAAAAAATCTATGGGAACGAGATAGAAAGACTTGGTTTCGTGCTTTGGTACGTGAGTATCAGCGGGAAGGTTATAGTTCCAAAGAAGCAAAGAGACTAGCTCGTAATGAAACAGACGAAATTATGGCAGATAAAGAAGGATTTGTCAAGGAAATACTGAGGGAGGAGTGGGAGGATAGTTGATATGACAACAGCGTGGAAATTAGTTTGCAAACGGAAAGGAAGAAAACCCTACGTGGTTGAAACCTTTGGTAAAAGAACAGACGCAGAGAAAGAACTTGACATGAGAGGAGGTTTAGTCTATGCTTTGGACAAGTTATCAGCGAAAGACATATACATCATACAAAGAACGAATCATCGATGAGCTACAACGTGTAGCATGGTGGACACTAGTAGGTTTCATAGTGGTTTATTTCTTATACATTCTTAGTTTTACTTTTAATGGAGTGACATGAGTGAACAAGACTGAATCAACATTTGTTAAACATGTACCATGTCCTCACTGTGATTCCTCAGATGGGAACTCGGTGTGGTCAGATGGTCATCAATATTGTTTTGTTTGTGAAACATTTACTGAACCAGAAGGAAGTTATATGGAAGCAGTACAAACTAAATCCCCCATCAAAGGGGTAATAACTAATAGTTTCTCTCAGGGTTTTTATTCTGATATAAGAGATAGAGGATTAAAAGAAGCTACATGTAAAGCTTATGGAGTAAAGGTAGAAAAAGAGAATACCTTTATCTCTAAGCATATTTATCCTTACTATAATTCAGAAGGAAACCATATCTCTAACAAGATAAGAATAACAGCTAACAAAGACTTTAGGGTAGAAGGAAATCTAACTAAGAGTACTTTGTTTGGTCAGAATATCTTCTCTCCTAAAGGTAAGTATATAACCTTATGCGAGGGTGAGTTGGATGCTTTGTCTGTCTTTCAGATGTTCGGCTCGAAATGGCCGTGCGTATCCGTCAAGTCTGCTGCGTCAGCGTTGAGAGACTGCAAAGATAATCTGGAATATCTGGATTCCTTTGAGGCTGTCATCCTTTGTTTTGATAATGACAAGGCAGGCAAGCAGGCTACCACTAAGGTAGCAGAGTTATTTGAACCTCATAAATGCCGTATCGTAAATCTCAAGGATTTCAAAGATGCCAATGAGTATCTGGTAGCAGGCAAGCGTGAGGAATTTATACGATTGTGGTGGGCAGCAGTGCCTTACACCCCCGCTGGGATTATTAATCTTAACAGCTTAGGTGAGGCTCTTTATGACGAGAACTACTGTGAGACTGTTCACTTTCCTTGGTTAGGGCTGAACGAAAAGCTTTATGGGTTGAGGACCGGAGAGTTGGTTACGTTCACCAGTGGTGCTGGTATGGGAAAGAGTTCTATCATTCGGGAACTTATGCATCATATCATGACTAATTCGGAAGACAACATCGGCGTGTTAGCTTTAGAAGAAAGTGTGAAAAATACTGCCTTCAACATCATGTCGGTAGAAGCGAATGAAAGATTGTACATCAAAGAAATAAGAGATGAGTTCTCTCGTGACCAGCTGCGTGAATGGGAAAAGAAAACTATAGGAACAGGAAGGTTCTTTGCCTTTGACCACTTTGGTTCTGCGTCTAACAATGAGATACTCAATCGCATACGCTACATGGCGAAAGCTTTAGAGTGTAAGTGGATTGTGATAGACCATTTATCAATCCTTGTTTCAGGACAAGAAGACACAGACGAGAGAAGAAGTATTGATATCCTTATGACCAAGATGCGTTCTCTTGTAGAAGAAACACAGATAGGACTGTTACTTGTCTCACACCTGCGTCGTACCACGGCTGACAGAGGACATGAGGAAGGCAGGGAAGTATCTTTGAGCCATCTTCGTGGGTCCCAGAGCATTGCTCACCTGTCCGATGCCGTAATCGCACTGGAAAGAAATCAGCAGGCACCTGACCCTGTTGATGCCAACACAACTACGGTACGGATACTGAAAAATAGGTACACAGGTGAAACAGGTATCGCAACTTATCTATTCTACAATAGTAAAACAGGGCGGCTTGGTGAAGTTTCCAATCCATTTGAAGCGGAGGATACTGAAGATGCCGTGGGTAATTGATGTAGAAACCAACGCTCTTCTTCCAGAGGCATCGAAGGTACACTGCATAGTAGCGCAGGATTTCAACAACGGGCAGACGATGAGCTTCAAACAGGATGAATGCTTGTATCTCTTCCCCCCGTGGGCGCGGTCAGTTGACCAGTTTATTATGCATAACGGTGTATCTTTTGATGCTCCTGTACTGAACAAGTTGGTAGGCACAAAGATAAAAGTATCCGATGTTGTCGATACTCTTATCCTATCTCAGTTGTACAATCCCATTCGACCTAACGGACATTCGCTTGCCGCATGGGGTGAACGATTGGGAATGCCTAAAGGAAACCATACTGAGTTCCATGAGTTCAGTGGAGAGATGGTTCGTTACTGTAATCAGGACGTAAAGATTACGCGAAAGCTGATGCAGGAACTATCGCAGGAAGGTCAAGGCTTCTCGCCTAAGTCTGTTCGCTTGGAGCATAATATACGAGCTATCCTTGACCAGCAGGAAGAGACAGGCTTTGCTTTGGATGTTCCCTATACCACTGCTCTGATGGGCAGGCTGGAAGATGAAGCTGACCAGATAGAGAATAATCTACAAGGAATCTTTGAACCTATTGTGCATGAAAGGGTATCGGAGAAGACAGGAAAGAGATTAAAAGATAAAGTAGAAATCTTTAATCCATCTTCTCGCCAGCAGATTGCATCACGATTGATGGAGTTGGGATGGAAACCCACACAAAGAACGGAGAAGGGAAACATTATTGTAGATGAGAAGATTCTATCTGGGATAGATTTACCGGAAGCCAAGCAGATTAGTCACTACCTGTTGTTGCAGAAGAGAGTATCTCAGATACGCTCATGGCTAGAAGCCTGTGTGGATGGGCGCGTTCATGGTACAGTGATGACTTTGAAAACCATTACGTCCCGTATGGCGCACAGTTCTCCAAACATGGCGCAGATTCCTGCCAGTTATTCTCCGTATGGAACAGAGTGTCGAACTTGTTGGACTGTCAGCAGTCCCTTGACCCACTGTTTGGTAGGGACAGATGCCAGTGGGCTGGAGCTAAGAGCATTGGCTCACTATATCAATGACCCTGACTTCACTAAGGAAGTGATTGAAGGTGACATCCATAGCGCCAATCAGAGGATGGCAGGGTTGCCTACTCGTGACCTAGCCAAGACGTTTATCTATGCCTTCCTCTATGGAGCGGGTGCATCTAAGATAGGCAAGATAGTCCAAGGTAATGCAGAGACAGGACAGCAACTGATAGACAGATTTCTGGACAACGTTCCTAATCTACGACGTATCAGAAGTCAAGTACAGGAGGCTGGTGAGCAGGGAAAGATTAAAGGGCTGGATGGTAGGCTGTTGATGGTAAGAAGCCCACACGCCTCTCTGAACCTGCTTATACAGGGTGCTGGAGCCATTATCTGCAAAGTATGGCTGGTATGTCTCATGAAGAAGATATATCGCTGTGGTGTGGATGCCAAGCTGGTTGCATCTATTCACGATGAGTACCAGTTTGAGGTACATAAGAATGATGCTGCTGAGTTTGGTAAGCTAACCAATGAAGCAATAAAGGAGGCCCAAGATATACTACAACTTAACTGTCCACTTGACAGTGAATTCAAAGTAGGTGAGACATGGGCGCAAACACATTGATTGAGATACGTTCCTGTACTTCTTCTTATGGCACCCAGATATACTTCTCTAAGGGGAAGTTCGATAGCTGGTGTGTTTATCTGAAGAAGGATGGGAACGCACAAGCACCTCATGACAAATCCTACTTTAAAGCATTGAAAGAATTAGCTGCCAAGTATGGAGAAGATGTAATTTATGATAAGTTTGTGCAGATATATGAGAAGACATCTGTCAAATGCTATGCAAATGTAGTAAATTACATTGAAGATTTATCTCTAGACCTAGAAGAGGAGGATAGGGAACTATTCTGGAATACACTGACCACTCTATACTTTGCTATGGTTGCTGAAGAGAACAAGAAGTTTACCAAGTTGGGAAAGAGAATCAAACGACTGGGGATTCATCAGATTCTTCAAGAGGATTTGAATATCTCTGAAGCAGCACAGTATAGTAAGGGTATGAAGTGGCGGCAGATACATGATGAGTGTGTTGAACGTGGTTTTTGAAAAAGTTCTTGACATAGCTTTAGGAGTATGTCATAATTCGTTTTTACTGAATAGAAATGAAAGGAGCCAACAACATGGCTGTAATTAACGGAACTGTATACTGGAATAAAACTGTTGTACCAGAGCGTTTTATGGGCAACCAAAATGAGTCTTTAAAGTGGAGTATAGATATCGGTAATCTTGATGACAAGGCAGTTAAAGTGCTGCAAGCTCTCGGTCTTGAACACAAGGTAAAAAACAAGGCTGAAGGAACAGGAACTAAAGGAGCTGACCCTTCAGATGTTCGCGGAGATTTTGTAACTTTTTCTACGAAGGTAGAAAGAGAAGATGGAACTCCTAATAAAGCACCTCGTTTTATTGATGCGAATAAAAATGAATTACATCCTGATTCAAATGGGTGGTTAGGTAATGGTTCACAAGTAAATGTTGCGTTTGACCCTTGGCCTAGTAAGCATGGTGGAAAGAATATGACTATGAAAACTATCCAAGTTATAGAGCGTAAGGAATTTACACCTGCCGCTGACGATGAGTTGGATGTAGTACCCGGTGGTTTTGTCAACGACGACGAAATCCCATTCCCCTCTAACTAGCTGGGTAAGGGGGCTGGCCTTACCTGTGTCAGCCCCCATTTCTCATGAAAGAAATATACACTCTTATCGATGATATCTATAAGTTATTTATTGATAAACCTCGAACAAAAAAACCAACCAAAGCTGTTCAGAAAGCTGCTGAAGAGTTCGCTCAGAAAGTCAAGCAGCATGTCTTGGATAGAGTATATGATGAAAGGAATCAGGAAAGAAAGACCAACCTTCGCTTGTCACAAGTAGGCAGACCTGCTCGCCAACTGTGGTATAATATTAAAGGTTATGGACAATCAGTAGACCCTTCTGGACCCACACAGATTAAGTTTCTTTATGGGAATATCCTAGAAGAATTACTTTTGTTTTTAACCACGATGGCAGGACACAAAGTTGAAGAAGAACAAAAGAAAGTAACTCTTAATGGTGTTACAGGTCACAAGGATTGTCGCATTGATGGAGTGACAGTGGACATCAAGAGTGCTTCCGCTCATGCCTTCAGAAAATTTGAGAATGGAAGTCTGGCATCGGATGACCCCTTTGGATATATAGGTCAACTCTCTGCCTACGCTCAAGCGGAAGGAGATGACGAAGCAGCATTCTTTGTTATCGACAAGCAGCGAGGCACACTAGCATTAACTTTTCTCCATGACATAGAAATGGAAAATGCTTCTCAAAAGATAACTGACATTAGAAGTTATCTGAAATCTGATGACCCACCTCCTCGTTGTTATCCTGATGTACCCGAAGGCACTTCAGGAAACCGTAAGCTTGCTATTGGCTGTGTCTTCTGTCCTTATAAAACGGGATGCTGGCATGATGCTAATGGTGGAGCAGGGCTTCGTACCTTTCAGTATGCTAATGGCCCACGGTTTCTAACTTACGTAGCAAGAGAACCTAATGTTCCTGAAATATGAAAACTCAAAGTGCAAAGAGTAAAGGAAGGAGGCTGCAACAATGGTTCAGAGGGCTGTTAATAACGACCCTCCACATAGACGAAGCTGACTTGGAAAGCAGAAGTATGGGAGCAGGTGGTGAGGATATCATGATGGCGAAAGCCGCTCGTCACTTGTTCCCTTACTCTGTCGAGTGTAAGAACCAAGAGAAACTTAATGTATGGTCTGCATATGAGCAGGCAGAAACTAACGCTGGAAAGTTTGAACCTCTGGTAGTGATAAAGAAGAACCGAAGGAACCCGTTAGTTGTTATAGATGCAGAATACTTTGTTAATTTACACAGAGCACATGAATAAATTAAAATTAGATTTGTTAAATATCTTGCAGGAATATCAGTATAAAGATTCTCCTGAACGCTCTCTCTTTTTGGCTGTTATCCTTCAGGCACTGCTAGATGCAACCAAACCTATGCGTAGCGACGAGTCCTCACAGGCTATCAATTACAGAGAACGAGCTATCAGTTGGTTTGCTGCATCTATCGGAGTAACGTCAACAAACTTCATAGAGGTATGTGACATGGCAAATCTTGATTCTGTGTATGTACGAAACTTTGCCTACAAGGTTATTCATTCCAAAGAGAAAACTTTTATTCGACATAGAATTAACCAAGTGCTACAAACAGATAGGATGTAGGAGAATATGGGAAAAGGAAAAGCTACACAAGAACAGGTAGGAGGTGTCCACTACAAGGAATGTAAAATACAACCTACTGAATACATCATGGCTAACAAACTGAATTTTTGTGAAGGCAATGTTATCAAGTATGTCACAAGACATCGTGTTAAAGGCGAAGGGTTAAATGATTTGTTAAAGGCCCGACATTATATTGACCTGTGTATAGAGCTAGAGTATGGGGGAGAGAATGTTTAAATCGAGTAGGAATCCACAGTTTCGTTCAAAGTTTTCAGAAGATATATTTTATACAAAATATTCTCATGAAGGTGCAGAAACTTTTCATGAGTTAGCTTGCACGTTAGTTAATGATGTGTGTAGAGAAACCATGAGTAAGGATGAAAAGGAAGCGTTGATTGACCATATTTCTAATCTCCGATTCATTCCCGGTGGACGCTACCTATATTATGCAGGCAGAGAAAAGAAGTTCTTTAACAATTGCTATCTATTGAAAGCAGAAGAAGATACGAGAGAAGACTGGGCTAATCTTAGTTGGAAATCAGAGAGCTGTTTAATGACGGGCGGAGGTATTGGAATAGATTATTCTGTCTACCGCTCTGAAGGACAGAGCCTAAAGGGAACAGGGGGAATTGCATCTGGTCCTATACCTAAGATGATGATGATTAATGAGATAGGACGGCGTGTGATGCAGGGCGGCTCACGTAGGTCAGCTATCTATGCATCTCTTAACTGGAAACATCCTGATGCAGAGAAGTTTCTTACTATCAAAAACTGGAATGATATGCCTGTAGGAAATACAGGCCAGACATTATTTGATGTGAAGCAGGCTGACTTTGATTTTCCTGCTCCTCTGGATATGACTAATATCTCTTTGAACTATGACACTGAGTGGTTGCTTGAATACTGGAGGACAAATGAGGTAGGCGATATCTTTTTACAGAATGTACGACAAGCTTTATCAACAGCAGAACCGGGATTTTCTTTTAACTTCTTTGAACAGGAAAACGAAACATTAAGAAATGCTTGTACCGAAGTTACTTCCGAAGATGATTCAGATGTGTGCAATCTGGGAAGCCTGAACTTTGCTCGTATCGGTGACATTAACCAATTGAGAGAGGTCGTAGACCTAGCAACCAAGTTTCTTATCTGCGGCACACTCAGGGCAGACCTTCCTTATGATAAGATATTAATGGTGCGTACCAAGAACAGACGCTTGGGCTTAGGTCTTATGGGCTTGCATGAATGGTTGCTTCAGCGTGGACTGAAATATGACACCACTCCTGAGCTGCATAGATGGTTAAAAGTGTACGAAGCACAGTCAGATAAGACTGCAGCAGAGTTTTCTAAGTTTAATGCTATCTCTTGCCCAGTAGGAGTACGTGCTATAGCTCCTACAGGAACGATAGGCATTCTAGGAGGAACCTCCACAGGCATTGAACCTATCTTTGCAGTAGCCTACAAGAGAAGGTATATGAAGAACCGTCGCTGGCACTATCAATATGTCGTTGATAGCACAGCACAGGAGATGATAGAAGTTTATGGTACATCGCCAGATAAAATTGAATCGGCATTAGACCTTGCACCTGATTATGAAAGACGAATGAAGTTTCAGGCTAATGTGCAGGAATATGTAGACATGTCTATTTCCAGTACTATTAACTTACCTGAATGGGGAACAGAACATAACAATGAAGCGGGAGTAGAAGCCTTTGCTCATACGTTAGCGAAGTATGCTCATAGACTCAGAGGCTTTACTTGTTTCCCTGATGGGTGCAGAGGAGGACAGCCCCTTACCCCGGTTCCTTACAAGGAAGCTATCTCTAAGTTAGGAGAAGAATTTGAAGACAATATACAGGCCCATGATATATGCACCATCTCAGGGTCTGGAGGAACTTGCGGAGTATAATTTTTTTCTTGACAAGTCATTCAAAATATGAGATAATACTATCCTTGATAGGAGAAAGCAGGCTAATGCAGCTTTCCCTATTCCTTGTCTAAGAAAAAGAAAGGATTTTATTATGCTTTTACAACACTTTAAAGATACACCGCCCTATGTGTGGGATAGTTTCTTTCGTCACTCTATAGGTTTTGATAGAATGTTCAGTCATTTAGAGCGTATGAGAGGAGTTCTTCCTACCTACCCTCCTCATGATTTACTTAAAACAGATACCGGGTATCAGATAGAAATGGCTATTGCTGGATTTTCCAAGGAAAACATTACTATCGAATTGAAAGATGATATTCTTGCTATCAAAGGGGAACTCAAGAACGAAGATAAACATCCTAAGTATCTTCATAAGGGAATAGCAGAGAGAAAGTTTGTAAAGAACTTTTCTTTGTGTGAGCATGCAGATGTATCAGACATCACACTCAGGGATGGCGTACTGATGATTCAAATCACAATCAACGTTCCTGAAAAAGAGAAACCAAAACTTCTCCCAATCAATTAAAAGGAGCTATAAAAATGTGGAGTAAACCTCAAGTACGTGAAATAAATGTAGGCTTAGAAATAAATTGTTATGCCTGCGCTATTCTCTAACAAATGCAATTCATAACAGTAGGTAACAAGCAATACCCTAGAGTTTCTTTACGGTGGAAAGACATCGTAGGAGATTCAGCTATGCAGTCCTCAAAAGAATCCCGACAACTGGTATGTCCAACGATATGGACAGAAGGATATATTTTTGATTCTTTTGAAGAAGACGGAGAAACTTATGTACGTACTTTTTCTACGTGGGCTGAGATAGATGATGAGGTAAGCTTTGGAGATAGAAATTGTTTCCCTATAAGTGTACTTATTTCTGAAAGCAAAGACGAATTAGAAAGAGCTTTACTGTTTATGAAAAAAGATAGTGATTAACCAGAGGAGGGGAGGAGAAATTCTCCCTTCTCTTAACAGAGATAGGAACCAATGACTGATATACCTACTATTTATATAGGCTATGACCCAGCCGAAGACAGAGCTTATAAAGTTTTACGAGAATCAATTTTATGCACCACTTCTGAACCTGTAAGAATAGTTCCTCTAGTTCAATCTTCTTTACGTCACATGGGAATCTATCGTAGAAGCTGGGAAAGAGATAAGGATAATAATAAAATTGATAGTATAGATAAAAAACCATTCTCAACTGATTTCAGTTTCACACGGTTTCTAGTACCTCTTCTCAATATGTATTCTGGATACGCTATTTATATGGACTGTGATATGTTAGTTCGGTCTGACATCATGGAAGTATTTAATGTAATGAATAGAACTAATCCTTCTACTGCTTTATGGTGTGTCAAGCACCATTATACACCTACTCAAATTTTAAAGATGGATGGTAAAGTTCAAACACAATACTCACGTAAAAACTGGTCAAGTTTTATTCTTTGGAATTGCTCACATGATTCGCATAAAAATCTTACTGTCGATGATGTCAATACTAAACCGGGATTGTGGCTCCATAACTTTCGATGGTTAGCTGATTTGCCTTTTGCTATGCTAGATGGTCCTTATCCTGCAGAAGATATGCGCGTTTCTTATCACAATGAATTGATAGGAACTCTTCCTGAAGAATGGAACTGGTTAGATGGACACTCCTCCGAACAGATGCGCCCAAAAAATGTTCATTTCACCACAGGTGGTCCGTGGTTTTCTAAGTGGAATCCTAGTCGTGCCAAGGATGCCAGCTATGCAGCTGAGTGGGAACAATACAATAACCTTTTAGATATGGATGAGATATTAGGTAGGAAGACCACTCTAAAGTGGAAAAAAATAAATGACAGCTAAAATTAATGTTGTAACTTCTTTCTCGGAAGAGGGCTGGAAAGATTATGCACAGAAGATGGTTAACTCTGCTGCCGAACATTGGGGTCCAAACCTACACCTGACAGCCTTCTATCATGATTTTGATTTACTTTCCTGTAATCCTGTAGAATCTCCAAACATAACTTATCGAAACCTCAATGAGATAACAGATATGCTGGAGTTCAGAGAAAGCCATAAAAGATATGATGGAACTCTTGGTGGAGACATGCCCTACAACTGGAAGCATGATTGTATAAAGTTTTCCCATAAAGTATTTGCTCTAACAGAGTTTGCTTTTGAGTTATGTGCAGATAGCAAGAAACCGGGATGGCTGGTATGGCTGGATGCAGATACTACCACAGACCGGCGCTTTACCATAGAGGACATGGAATCTTGTCTTCCTGCTAAAGCAGAGCTTGTTTATTTAGGAAGGCAGAGCTTTGAATATAGTGAAACTTCTTTTGTAGGATTCAATCTCAACCACCGCCCTGCAGTAGACCTACTGGGTGACCTTCGTGGGCAATACATCTCAGGTGAAGTTCTTAATTACAGAGAATGGCATGATGGTTTTATTTTTGAGAGGCTCTTGATTATTTATAATGCTCATGGAATGAAAAGTCATGACTGGACAGGGCATATTAAAGATATAAAAAGTATGACCAAGGGCAAGCAGGCATTTGACCAAGCTCCTATCGGAAAGTTCATGACCCATTTCAAAGGGAAGAAGAAGAAACTTTATAAAGATAAACATTCCGAAGACATGGTTATGCCAGCGAAGAGATATCAGCAGTTACTTGACGCTGTTCTATTTTATAAACCTAAAACAATTGTAGAGACAGGTGCGTTTAATGGACAACGAGCTATTCAACTATCTTTAGCTGCATTCGAGCACACAGATTCTGTAAGTTACATAGGTTATGATTTGTTTGAGGATGCTACAAGTGAATTGGATAAGATAGAATTCAACAGTAAGGACCATAATACCTTACAGGTAGTACGAAAAAGATTGGAAGAGTTCGCTGAGAAAATAAAGAAAAAAGGAAAGACATTTACTTTTAGGCTGATAAAAGGAGACACTAAAGAAACACTTCAACATCCTATTGTTATTGATACACCTGAAGGTGAGAGAACTTTACATCCTAACCAAGCTGATTTAGCATTCATTGATGGTGGTCATTCAGATGCTACTGTGCAGCATGACTACGCTACTTTAAAAGATGTACGTATCATTATCTTGGATGATTTTATAAATCCTATGGAAGAAAAGAAAGAAGAAGCTCTTCATTACTGTGCAGTCAACAGATTATATGATACTATTGAGGACAAAAGAAAATGGGTGCTTCCTTCTGCTGACCCTATCTATGCTGAAAGTACACGAATAGGTTCTACGCATCTGGCTATCGTTCTAAATGATGATTCAGAGGAAACAACACCGCCCCCTCCTCAACATCTCTTTCAGGTTCCTATTATAGTTCAACCGAAAGATTGTGTTCCCAAAGAATACATTCAGAACAACATACAATCAAATACTCAGATGATTAATAAATGGGTAGGAAGGGCTAAAAGAAATAATGAAGTAGCTATCATGGTATCTGGTGGAGCCAGTACGAACTGGAAAGAACTGGAAGCTGTGATTCAGCATGAGGGAGAAGAGAACTGTAAGATTGTTTGTGTGAAGCACTCCTATCCAGACCTTCTTAAACACGGCTTCAAACCGTGGGCCTGTGTTATTCTGGACCCCCGGCCTGTGACAGGAACGAGCACCCACGGGATAGTTCGTTCAACTCTGTTTGAAAATGTACATGAAGACACTACTTTTATGTTGGCTTCAATGACAGACCCATCAGTGACAGAGCTTGTTAAAAGTAAAACAGATAAGGTCATAGGCTGGCATGCATTTTCTGAAGCTCTGCGAACTCCTGACGAACAGGGAAAGCAGCCGCGCGATAACAAACTTATTGTAAAAGAAGAACTAGGGATGGAAGAAGGAGCTACATTGATTGTAGGAGGCACCTGTGCAGCTATGAGGGGCATAGGTATTATGCATACTCTGGGCTTCCGCTATTTCCATCTATTTGGTTATGATTGTTGTTTTGAAGAACCAACCGAAGAACTTCAGGAATTAAAAGATGACCAAGGAAAGCCCAAATATATTAAGGTGAGCGTAGACCACACCCCTTACTGGACTACTGGTGAGTTACTGGCAATGGCGCAGGATTGTGAGAAATTATTCGGACGGGATGATATAGACATGGATATAAATTTTCATGGAGAGAACACCTTAGTGGCTTCGTTGTGGAAGACCTCTCCAATACAGAAACTTAAGCATTATACGGAAGTTATAGGAGGATAACATGGCATTAGGAATTGCGGAAGCTGTTGTTGGAGTGGTAGGCAGCGTACTTGATAAGTTTGTAGAGGATAAAGACTTACGTGCCAAGCTTAATCATGAACTGAAGACTCAAGTTCAACAAGCTAATATGGCACAGATAGAAGTGAATAAAGCACAAGCTGCTCATCCTTCTATCTTCGTAGCCGGGGCTAGACCTGCTATCATGTGGATATGTGCCTTTGGTCTAGGCTGGCAGTTTGTATTTCAACCTGTTTTTATATGGGTACTAGCTGTTACATCCTATAGTGTGCCAATGCCTGTCATACCTACGGATGGGTTGCTTACCCTTACCCTGTCGTTGTTAGGTTTGGGCGGCATGAGAAGCTTTGAGAAAATGAAAGGGATACATAGGGAGAACTTACAGTGAAAGACTGGCTATTTGAATTAGGAATACTAACTCTGATAGGAGCAGCAGCTTTTCTATTCATGCTGGGATGGAAAGAAGTAGCATCTGCCGAATTCACAAAAGAAAAAATATATACTCTTGATGAGGACGGCAGATACTTTGTGAGGCTCTCGTGGACGCCAAAACCTACTCAGGACCTTCAGATAAATACTAACGATATAGGTGAACTAAAAGCTCAAATAGGCATATGGTTGAACTAAACGAAAAACAAGAAAAATTTGCCCAAGCTTATATTGTTAATCGCAATGCAACTCAGGCAGCCCGTGCTGCAGGATATGCTGAAGCGTCTGCATATAATCAAGGATATAGACTACTTCAACATCCATTGGTACAGGAACGTATCGAAGAACTTGAAGGAGAACTTGAAACCAGCGTCGATGTTATAGAAGAAATTGAAAGTCAATATACTTTTGCCAAACAACAGGGCAACACCAACAGTGCTATCAAAGCTTTAGAACTCCTCTCGCGCATACGTGGTAACAAGAGTGATAAAGAAGACATCAACCATGAGGACTTACGTTCCCGTATAGTAGGTTTCATGGAAATCCTTGGCAAGGAAGAAATTGACTCTCTTGTAGCCAAGTGCAAGTTTGATTAAACACTGAAGCTTTCTCCACACCCACATAAAGACTTGGCATTAGGATTGTCTATCTTTAGTATAGACCCTACGATATCCTTTCTGTAATCTATTGTAGTACCTGTAACAAACATAATCGCTAACGGGTCAATAAATAAATTTCCTGTGGTCAGCGATATCTTTTCTGATGCTGGACTGTCTTCCTCTAGTAGCGACCACACATAAGAAAAACCGGAACATCCCCCTCCCTTAACAGACAAAAGAACTCCCTGAGATTCAGGTGAGTTCTTCAGTATGCCTGAAAGATGTTCATCGGCTGTTGAGGTTAGTGTAATCACCTATCTTATTTTCCGTTACGCTTGTTCCAAAGCTGAAAGAGCGTGAGCACCTTTTCTTTTAATACCTGTATATCCGCATGCATCTTAGCTAATATTATAATAAGAGATATCAATGCAAGAAGAATAGGCCATGAGGTACGAAGTAGTTCCATCCAATCCATTTCAATACTCTACTTCTCTACTGAGGAGTTACAAATTTTGCTAACAAACTATCCAGCTTGTTCTCCATCCTGTCAAATCTTCCCAGTAGCTTTTCCATATCTCTTTGCATTTCAGCTTTAATTTCAGTAACCTCTTTTGCCAACTCATCTCTGGTTGCATAAATTTTAGGAAGTTCTTCACGAGTATCACTCATTCTACGTTTTATATCTAGCATCTGTTGAGTTACACCCCTCATCCACCACATAAATCCCCCAGCAGCGAGGCTTAAAATGGCGTTCCAGAGCATTGTTGGGTCTGTTGGCATAGCAGGTTCCTTCTTGTTATAATGCTTAAGCACCTGGAATAAATTCTAATAATGGGTCTCGCCCTAATATACGGTCAACTCTTCTACGAGTTTTAATACCAGGTTTTCCAGTTGGATGCTGATAATGAAGGTTAAAATAAATATTTTTTTGTGCTCCTATATCACCCTGATGAGCTTGTTTAAGCAATACATCTGAACCTCTTCTCTGTCCTATATTAGCAAAAAATAATTCTCTTTCCTGTTCTTTCGTTAACCTATCAAGAATAAAAGATTTTGCAGCATCAGAATCATAAGAAGATTGTCGAGCCTCGTGATACCATTCGGGTAATCTAGCATTCTCCTTATTGTATAGCCTTTCTAACCTATTTAGAGCTGTCTGGAAAGAATTCCACGACGGTTGAGGCGCACCTGTCTCTTTATCTCTTCCTTTCAGTTCATAATCTACAATAGCTCCTTCATCGTTTAGTATAGCTTTATCAGGATTATCTGTTAACCATTGCCAATAACCTCTGGCCGAAGAGACAGGATTAGTTCTACCGCTTTCACTTTCAATCTTTCTTATTTTTTCAGAGAAATCCCATAAAGGTTTTGGGTCACTAATATTTAATCTTCCCATCAGAACTTTCAAAGGAATGTTAGAAGCAGTTAATTCTAAATCGCCCATTAGTTCCCCTCCATTATTCATTTGTTCTGTGGGTGTTCCACCCTCCTGCAAACGAGGATTAGGAGACTGCTGCAGATAGGCCATAAGTTGCTGACCTATCTCTACCTGTCTATCAGTGTAAGGATAAGGACCCTCCATAAATTCTTGACCCTCTACTATAGGCCCGAATAGCATATTTCCCATCACTTGGTCAGCGTAACTTGTTTCAAACCATTTATCCTGTGTACGCTGTTCTGGCGTTTCTCTATTCTGGGCATTACGATAATGAGCTTTTGTAATCTTTTTCTGGACCGGATTACTCTTCATTATATATTTGAATTCATCAGTCATCTTCTTGACCACTGGGTCCATAGTTTTAAGACCATGAATAGCTTCACCTATAACAAGATTTTCCAGATTAGGACCACTGATTTCCTTATTATATATTTCTATTAAAGGAGTTCCTGCCATAGGATTATCACGTTCTTCAGCAGGATAATACTCTGCGTGTCCTCCCTTTCCTTCTGGACGCTCTGCTCTTCGTGCTTTGATTCCATATTTATTTAGTATTGGCTCGTAAGGAGAAGTCAACCATTCTGTTTCATCCACTACCTCTCCTGAAGTTATAGGCCCTCCAAATTCTTTACTAATAAGACCACCTTTAGCTTGATTCTCTGGAATATCATAATTAACTTGTCTATATTCCTGAGCTTTACGCTTCGTAAGAATATCTTCTAGTCTCTCCCTAAAGAATTGCGATTGACCCATAAGAGGAAGAGCTTGTATCAATGTAGTTTTTGTAGGTCTTTCTATAGCTCTTTCTACCTGTGCTATTGTTGGTCCTAGAATAGCTCCTATGGGACTGGAACCAAATTCTACAGCCCTTTTTGCATCTACAGCAAACTGGAAAGAACCTAAGAATCCGCTTCGATAAATATTATCCCAGAATCTATCCCAAGGAGTCCACTTTTTCTTTCGTGGACTTTTTCCGTAACCACCATATTTAGCGATATCCCGAAGGTCAGAAGCTACATTAATAACAGCCATCATTCCTACACCTGTAGCCAGTATATTGAGCCTATCCAGATTCTTTTCTGTGGCTGGTACTCCTCTTCCTCCCGTAGCTTCCGGAGCAAACTTTCGATACCATCTTTTCATAATGGTATTGCCGAAAACAGTTTGGAAACCTTTAAGATTTGAAATCATACCCCACCGTGCGTCTGAATGCCAATAAGGACGATTGGTTACACGAGGATTTACTATGACATCATTGATAAAACGAATTCTCCCCGTTTTCATTTTCTCAAAGAAAGCTCCTTGCTGGGGGCGTCCTTGTTTGTACCATTTGACAGCTTCATCGGCATCCATACCTAAGTCAGCTAATTGACGAACAAATCTTTGTTGAGCGTTACGTGATAAATTAGGATTGGTAGCAAGAGCTTTGATATTAGATTGGATTAGATTTTGTCCTACTTGGTCAGAGAATATTCGTGTCAGTTTTGTCCACTGAGACAATAACGTTAAATCAAAGAAAATAAGATTAGCTCTGTTTACTTCTCCTCCGAATCCCTGAACAAGACGCTGAACCATGCTGTTCTCACCGGTATCCAAAGCCATACCAATATCACGAGCCATAATATCTGCTTCACTTCTGGATACTCCACGGAATGCAGTTCGTAACATACTTCTACTAGCCGTGCTTAGTAAAGAAGGAACAGCCCTTGTAAAAGCAGCTGGACCACCTCGTTCCAAAGCTACCAATGGTTCGGCTAAAGAAGCCAGTGTAGCTAATGAAAGCAATCTCATATTCTGGTAAGTAGAAGCGAGAATATTTGATGTTCTCCACCAAGAAGGAGCATGTTTTATGGGGTCTACTCTTTGTTGGAGAGCATCGGCAATAGTATAAATACGATTTAATTCCTTTTCAGTTGCTGGTCTTCCTGCTGCAGCAGCCTCATCAATTCCTTTTCGTACTAAGTTACCCAGTGTACCTTCTTTTGCACCAAATAGGTCAGCGTATGTTACACGTCTGGCTGCATTACTGGTATATGTAGAAAGAACATCAAAAAAATTATTATTTAGAAATGGTTCAAGTTCATTATCAGGAACATCTTTCAGGAATGTACGAGACTTCTCAATATTGCTCATTTTTTTAGTAGGACGAGGAGTTGGTCCTCCTTTGCGTGGTCGTTCAAATAAATTTTTTACAATACTGGCATCTTCTACACCACTATTTTCTGAAAGCTCTCTAATAAATCCTTCTATCTGGTCCTCTTTCATTCCTTTTGAGCGTAAGAAATTACGACCTGCGTCCGTATTAAGTTTTCCTACTTCCCATACCCGTGGAAAATAATTCTTTCGGATATTCATAGGTAACCCAGCTAATTTAGCATCGTTTGCCACTTCATTGAGAAGAGTTCTTATTCCTGTAACAGCTTTGTTTAACTCCGGTGGTATTTTTCCTCCTCGTAAAGCTCTAAGAATCTGAATCTGTACGTCTTGAGGAAGAATTTCTCGTGTTTCATGACGCATCATACGAACGCCGGGGATAGCTTTACCTATTTTTACCAAAGTACTTCTAGGAACGGCAGCAACCAACTCATCTAACGCACCATCAAGTAAAGTAGTGTATTTTCCTATACGTTTGGACATTTCTGTAAAGAAATCACCCTTGTCTCCCAACGGAATACCTTTCAGGTTTTCTACTTCTTCAAAGCTATGCATCATGTGTCGTAGTTGACGAAAAGAAGGAGACACACGAGCCAAACCATCAAGATAAGATATAGATTTAAAACCAAATGCTTCCAGTTCCCTAGCTAACTTATCACCTGCTCTTTGAGCAGCAGCTCTGAATCTAGGTAAGACTCCAGTGGGAGAGGATGGGTGACCTGTTAAGCTATCAGTAACTGTATTAAGCTTGGCAGCATCTTCTAAGGAAATATTTAAATCCTTTACTGGGACTACTACGCTATTACTTCTAGGTCTTAGATTAGCAATCACTTCATCTGAAAAAGAATCTTTAGGAAGAATAGCTCCTGTTTCCAGATTTCTCAAGCCTGTAGGAGTCAACTCTACTTCTCTCTTACCGGGACCATATGCTCGATTTAATTTTAGTTGATTCTCAGCACTAGCAGGTTTTCCAGTTTCAGCATTAACCCATCTAGGACGAGCACCTACTTTTGCTACAGCAGCTGGCCTCGGTGCTCTTCCTGTTCGTGCAAAATATTCCCATCCAAAGTCTACTAAATCCTGTGAAGACATATCTTCAAAAGACTGAGCACCTCTCCACGCATACCTTGTATTTCCTAAAGTACGTACAGTTCCCTCTTCCAGTCTAGGAAAAGTAACTTCTACTCTCTGAGCTGTTAGTGGGTCAGCAACCTCTGCGGCAGCTTGAGCAACTATTCTATCCGCATCAGGATTAAGAACAAAAAAAGTTAATTTTTCTCCTACCTTTTTAGCCGCTACTCTTCCTGTAGAATCATTTACCCATTGAGCACCTACCCATGTATATTCAGCACCGTCATCAGGGTCTATAGCTTTTTGTCCTCTGCGAAGAGATTTAGGGTCAGTATTATATATGGGCGGTTTGCCTTTTGACAAGCTTCTGGATAGAGCATGCATTGCTCCTGAGATAGTGCCGCCAAATACCACACCTTCTGCGAATACTTTAGCCTTCTTCTCCATTACACTGTCATCAGGTTTAATGGCAGTGGGGCCTCCTAAGTAATCTCCAAAAGTATGAAGGTCAGAAGGGTCTGCTACTATAAAATCAGAAAGCCCAAAACCCATAGCTTCTACACCTACCTTTTGTTTACGAGAAAGAGCATTATATTTCTTAGCTAATTCTGGAAATCCTTTAAGTCCCTGTAGAATTCCTCGTCTCGCACCAATGTAAGGAATCATATAACTTCCTACCTCTGCCCCGGCTCCCCCAAGAGGAGTAATGGTAAATCTTTTCTGTCCTGCATAATAAGGAGAAGGACCACGTAGAAAATCTCTGGCTGTATTAATATTCTCATCCAGAGTTTCCATATCTTCTTTATCTAGCCAACCGGGTGCCAGACCGCCGGGACCTCCAAGAGATGCCGTTCCTCGAATTGCTCTGGCAACTGCTTCATAAAAAAGATTGACAGATTCAGTACCAAACAGGTCCACCTTTTCTCCAAAAGTAACAGGTTCAGGTCCTCTTATTCGCGCTCGCTCGACAGCAACCTTTTCAGCAGCTTCAGTCCACTGGTCTGCCACTTCAGGTGTAATAACATCTAAAGAAAAATCAAAGCCGGGTGTGGGACGATAATCAATCATTTTACGATATTCCTATGGTCCAATGGGATTTCCCTCCGTGTCCACAGGAGCTTTCCCATGTATGTCTACATCTAAGCTTCTGAAAGCCTGCAACATCAGACCAAAAAAGTGCTCTGATTGTGCCTCAGGGTCATTAGGATATTTATCTTGGGCCTTCTTAGCAAAGTTTTCTATTATTATCAATGGAGGAACATTAAAAGTTTCGTCTATAGTACCAGCAGCCGCGTGCTGTGCCGATAAAAGAATTGTCTCATATATATCAGGATTCCACATTCTTTGTTTAGGGTCCCATGCTAAGGATACCAATTCAGCAGCCTTACTACCTTTATCAAATTGATTCCTGTCATTAAATCTAGGATTATCATTTAGAGCACTGGCTACACTATTAATTCTATGACCAAAATCTACTATGTCCTCATTATTGTCTGTTGCAAAGTCTGTTAATTTCCTTCCATAGTACGTAGCCAGCTGTTTGTTCATAGAGGCAGTTGGTGCAAACTTTGCTGGAGCACCTGCTTCTGCTTCTGCAGCAGTAACCTCTCTTTCTCTTAGACCATGTTTAAGCTCAAACTGTCTTCTATCTTCAGCTGCTTTCGCCTGTTGTGCATCAATATCAGCTAGTTCCTTAGTTGTTGCCAACTTTCGAGCCTGTTCAGACTCTGCCCTTTGTCGAAGTGCTTCTCCAGCACCTCCCATAGCCGCTGTAAGCTGTTCTAAGATAGTTGGCTGATTAAAGGCACCCAGACCACCTCTGGCACTCCTAGCTCCTTCTACAAGCCGTGCATGCGCCTGAGAGGCACCTCCAAAGCCAGTAGTCCACTTATCTTGCGCTCCTTTATAACCCTTCAGGAGATTCTGATATTTCTCCAAATTGGTAAAGGGTGGTGAAAAGCTGCCGGGATAACTAGAAGGTAATTCCTCCGTGGTGGCTTTTTCACGAGTTGGGAAGTAAGGTATCGGTTCATCCATTACTTCTACTTCTTCTTGTTCTTGTTCTTCATAAACGCCAGTTACTGGAATTTTTTGCTCGTGTACGTCAGCAGTGGATACATTTGTACCACTAAAAGGTGAAGCACCAGCACCTTGTAATCTACCCATCATTTCTATAATATCTCTCCAACTAGGCATCCCACCTTTCTCTTCTATTGCCTCTCCAAGACCACTTCTTTCCACATCCATTGCTTCTTCAAGAGTACCTCTTTGTAAAGATACAATACCTCCATTTGCAAAGGAACCTACCTGACCTCCAGTTTTACGAGCACCGAACCCTCCGCTCTGACCATAAATATTAAGACCAGCAAGACCTGCACCCAGTAACTGCTGAGACAGAGGAGTCTGTATGATGGGGTCTCGTTGTACGGTGGTAAAGCCTTTAGAAATAGGTAGGCCACGAATAATAGATTGATATTGTTGTAGTTCACCTTTGGGAAAGAATCTTTCCTGTTCAAACTGTTGACGAGCCAAGTCCAGAGCCTGTTGACGCTGGGCTTGCTGAACTTCACCGATACCTGCCAATCCTGCAATCTGTTTGCGTGACCTGTCAGCTGCAATTTCACCCAGTGTTCCTAATTGTTGAGCACCTGTAAGCTGCCTACGTCTTTCATTCTCAAGAGATGTTACAGCCCTGTCATATCCACCATAAAGACCTCTGGCCTGTATATCGGCAAGGTTCTGTTGCAGATTACGGCTTGCCTCTGCTTGCTGGACCCCTGCGCGGGAACCTCCAAAAGCTCCCTGTCCTACAGCTTCGGCATTAATACGTTGTCTTTCTACGTCAGCCTGACGTTGTGCTTCTCTGGTAGCGATATCAATTACATTCTGTTGAAAAGGATTGATGCGTTCCTGAATCTGTTCTGAAGTAATATCAGTGACGCCCTGAAGTCCTGCTCCCAATGCAGGCTGGTAGTAAGTGCTTGGGTCACCTAGAGCAGTACCTGCCAACCCTGTACCAAACTGTTGCCGTCCCAGTTCCTGTGCTTGTAACTGTTCCGGTCTGAAACCTGCAATCTGAGGACCACCAAAAGGAATAAAACCTTCATCACGAGCAACATCATATTCAGTTTCTGCTTCGCCAGTTATTCTTTCTATGTGAGGACGTAACTCAGGAGGGAATTCCGCTGTTTGAGTTGTACTTGTTACAGCAGGTTGTTGCTGCTGTCCACCACCACCGCCTCCTTTATACTCTCTCAATCCAGTTACTTCATTGATAGTTCCTGAACCTCCCAAGGATTTGAGTACACCTGCTTCAAATATATTTACATGAGCAAGTTCTGTATCTCCTTCCTCCCCATAGCCTGTAATATCGTTGTATAAATCTCGTAACAACGCAATCTTTTCAGGTATTGAAAAGGTGGAAACTAATTCTTTGGTGTTAATCATCTTTTAATTCCTTCACTAGCACAGTGTAGTATTTTTTGTAGCCTTTGTTGCGTAACGCTCTGGTCCAGCCATCTCTTCCAGCAGTCTCGATGTGGCTGATACCATTCTCCTTACAAAATCTTTCAACAGGTTCACTCCAGATATCCATCCACTTCTTCATAGTGTTTCTTTTTGCTCCCCACAAGTGACCTCTTAAATGCTTATGATTGGGATAAACATAAATCTCTGTGGTAAATGCTACGATAATCTCCTGCTCTTCTTCATCCAGTATCAACCACAATTGCTGACGGTCTGTCTTGAGCCATCCTTTTACATCTTCTAAACCAACCTCTCCTATGGTCCTACGAATTGCTTTCTCTAAGAGAGGTTCTGCATGCGGCCATAGAACATCAATATACTTAGGTTCTGCCCTGTAAACAATCATTCTAGGCGGTCAGAGCCTTATTCAATTCTTTTTTCCCGTCTATCTCATTCACCTGTTTCGTTTGTCCTGTAGAAGCATATCTAATATTCTTAACTGCATTATCAAGAATGTCTGCTCCTGCATTGCTGCTTCCATTGCCAAGCATTGCTACAGCATCGGCAGGCCAGACATACTCATCTCTTGCTATGACAGCATCCGTTCCTGTATCTTTATAGAAACCCATACCTCCTCCTGGATGTTGTGATTCCACAATGTCAAAACGACGGTCATCAGACATCCCATCTCCTGTAGTATGTACCTGTCCTTCAAAGACAGAACCACCATGAGCACTTCCTATGAATTGGTCTACTATTTCCTGTTCACTGGTAGTTGAGCCTGTAGTTGGAGATGTGCCTGCTCCAATAAACTGGTCTACGACTGCCTGTTCTGTTTGAGGACCACCTGAAGTAAAGGCACCGCTCAGGAATGAAGGAAATCCACCGGGCCTAACTCCGGTAGCATACTCAAATATCTCCTGTTCCGTAGTCGGTCCTATATAAGTACGCGGTGTACGTCCTCTGATTTCACTTGGTTCTGGAGCTGGCGCTCCTCCACCTCCTCCTGAACTTGGTAATTGACTTGCTGGGATAAAACCGGGAGCTGCCCTAACCCCACCCTCTGTAGTATAAAGTCCACCTGCATCTTCTATTGACATTAATTTAGGACCACCCATCGCTCCCATTCCCGGCACGTATGTCAAACCGGGAGGAGGTGGTTTAGCCCCGACAACTCCACTTCCTGTCCAAGCACCACCACCAGCTTGTCTGGCAATCGTACCACCTTGAGCCAAGCCTATCAGACCACCTTGGTTGACAGGCTCTAAGCCACTTTCTTTTATTTCCGTTCCCTGTCGGCCAGTAGCCGCTGTCTGTGCTGCAGCATTTGCTTGTGCTTGTGCCTGCATTCCAGGTGACCAGCTAGTGCCTTCACCTAACGCCATTGAATCTGCTACAAAACTTGACAACATACCAAGAGGACCAAGCTTACTAGCTATACCCCAAGCCTGTGCAAGTGGTCCTGCATCAGCGCCGGGAGTACCAAATATACCTTGGAAACTTTGCGAGAAACTAGGAGTTCCAGAACCTCCTAAGCCGGGACCTGCTCCACTTAAAGTTTTGGAAGTTTCACCTGCTCCGTATGGAGAAGAAGGACCAGCTATTCCTTGCTGAGAATAAGTAAGACCGGGAGCAAAAACATTAGATGTACCTTCAGCTAGTGGTCCTAAAGCATAATTAGGACTAGTATAACTTTGTCCTCCTGCTTGAAAACCTACCCCACCTAGACCCACTCCTTGAGGACCAAAAGTAGTGCCGGGACTAACAGCAAATCCCATACCCTGAGTTCCTAAACCTTGAGTAACATTCCCAAGCGAGAGATTACCCCCCTCACCGGATGGAGCAGCCCATGATGTCTGCGGTCCCGCCCTAGTCTGAGTAGTTGTTGGGCCTTGTAAAGCGTTAAGAGCAACATTAGCTAAAACAGTAGCTGTCTCACCGTCAGTAGTAGTAGGAGTAGTAGTAGTAGTCGTTCCACCGCTGTCACCTCCGCCGCCTCCACTACTGCTTTGGCCTCCTCCTGACGTGTGTGCGGCACCGCCATAACCGATACCAGCACCTGGACCAGCAGCAGCAGCAGACTGTCCTCCTGCTACCCCTGTAAAGTAGTATTCGGGCAGCCCAGTCTCAGGGTTTATAGTAGCAGCACCACCCATTCTTTTGAGCAGGTCAGCTTCTCTTGCACTGATATGGGCTACCTGACCACCCATAAGTGTGTTGTCTTCAAATCTTCCTTGATTAGCAAGAGCACCACCACTTTGTAAGGATATCAATCCACCAGTAGCTTGCCCAACAGGTGCAATTCCGCTTTCTTCTATATCTATATCTTCAAGAAATAAACCCGGTCCTCCCGCTTGAGTAAGTAATTCTTCCCCCTCATCAGCAGTAAATTTAACTGCCCGTCTAGGTGCTCTTCCTCTGATAGGTTTAGAAGGTATGAATCTTCTATCATCAACATCTTCCAATCCTTCAAATGTCGGAGGTTGCTGACCAGCTAGTAAAGTAGCTGCTCCTACTCCAACAGAGACAGGTAATCTATTCTTTTGCAACCATGTTTGTTCTGCTGCTTTTCCTTCAACTGGTTCTCTACCTGTAGTACTTGATGTTCCAAACAGCTTTTGAAGCCAATTAGGTTGTGCAGATTGTTTAGCTACTTGTTCAGCATTCGATAATCTCAGTGCTTCAGGAGTAGAAAAGGTAGGTGCTATTGGACTTGGAATAGTAGATTCAAATGCAGCAGCAGGAGAAGGCTTTATAAATGGATTAATTGTAGCTGGAACTATAGATGTTCCTCCCGCCCCAGTAGCACCCTGTAAAGCAGCTTGAGGAGACACTCCTCCAAACATTCCCATTGTATGAGGAACACTACTAAGTGGAAGGGCAGATTGTGTTGCTGCTTGTCCTCCCATTAATACATTTGGACCACCAAGAGTAGACGTACTACTAAGACCACCAGCACCAGTACCAAATAATCCTTGTAGACCAGAGAATGGCCCCCACGGAGAACCTATACTTCCAGCAGTTGTAGCCCCAAGACCAGTGGCACTCATAAATCCTGCACCACCTAAACCCAGTAAACCACCTAATGCCGCGCCTTTTAAGACATTCTTAAATCCTCCACCTCTTGCTCCTCCAGCAAGACCACCAATGGCAGCACCAGCTATGGGCAACCACCAAGCAAAGCCTTCAGGTGCTCCTGTCTTGGGATTTCGTGTCAATCCACCGGGAGTCATAGCATCGAACATCTTGACTTCCATTGGATTCATATGAACGAGTTCTGTGTCTCCCATTCTCCCCTGCATTGCCATTAAACTGGCAAGACCGCTACCGGGAGCATCTCTATTCATATACATAGCCATGTTAGTAAATTCCTGATGGGTTCATGTAGTTGGATTGAGGTCTTGTATTCTGAGCATATATATTGGATGCATTGATAGGACTAGGAGAGACAGAACCTCTCATTGAACTAGCCAACGGAGGCGGTAAATAAGTTTCTCCTCTAAGAACATTGGAAGGATAGGACCCTCCAAACTGATGGGCTTGTGGCATTGGAATCTGATTCTGAGTCATCCTCGGAATATGGCGTTCTTCAGGATTTACGGATAACGTGTTCAATCCCCTGTTAAAAAACCCTCCAGTCTGAGCAGCAATAGGAGGAAGAGAAGGTCCACCAGCCGCCTGTAGTGAAGCATTGGTCTGGGGATGCCCTGCAGGCACTGAACGATTAGATATTTGTTGAAGAATAGCAGCTAATTGAGGATTACTCTGAAGCAACGACTCCAAACCTCCTGAAGAAGCTGGCCCTGTAACAGTTGTAGGAGAAGTTCCCGGCCCTCCTACATTTACTGGTCCCATTAAACTTCCGCCTTGATATCCATATGTATACATGTTACTATCCTAATTTAAATTTTGCCATTCCGTTGTAGCACCAGAACTTACATATCCCTTGAATTTACCTGTACTTGCTGAGTATGCAATGTCTCCTGCCAGTGGTCGTCCTATACTCGTTACGGTTACAACTGTGTAAATATGACTAGCTGGTGTTGCATCTACCTGCTGGTCTCTGTATTCCAATTCATTTACTACAGCTGCTCCCCATCTTCTAATCGTGTTATAAATATCTTCTGCTGTCTTTTTGCGATAAGAAAAAGCAAAAGAAGGTAATAATGAATATCTAGCCATTATCTCCTGCCATCAGGCTGCATTGCCATTCTCAGAGAACCAAATCTCCATGATGTTCCTGCTGAGTTGGCAGAAACTTTTACCTTTGCTTGTCTGCCTCTTGCTCTAAAATCTACTTTCTGGGTCGTGTTGGTAACATCAAACGGTCCTTTAATTATTTCACTATTTACTGGAAATTCCTGTGAAGCAATCTCTATGGTAACGGTTCCATCATTGATATCAAAGTCAGGAATCATACGGTCCATAAACATTAACTCATCTCCATCATCAATATCAAAATAAGCTGACTCGATAAAGAATGAAATTGGCTCTCCATCTGCAGTAAATATACTTACAGGTTCATTATCAAACAGGAATGACTCAGTACCGGACACGCCTGTCGTTATCGTATTATCATAGGTTTCCTGACTTTCATAAGTAGTCCAGATAGCACTTCCATAAGTCCAGTAATTATCATCTGGATTGAAAATGACGTAACTGTCACATTCATTTTGTCCTGATGATGGATATAACCAGATTATTTCCTTAAATTCCGAATTAATACCCGCATATATTTTGTCCGTTTGTGACCTGTTCAATCTATCAAAAACATATTTCTTTACAGTACAATCCAGTACCTGTAACTGCCCATCAAAGAGGAAGAAATTATCCTCTCCCATCCACACAGAACGACCTGCATAATCAATTCCTGCATGAGGCCCAATCAAACCACAATTTGTTCCCATCTGCTGGAACTTAAAAGTAAAAGGTGGTCCTACAAACTGCATCAACCACATAGCATTATCTGTCCAGATATTAATAGCACTACGGGAACGTGTTGCTCCTACAATTTCCGAACCATCGGCCAGTACATTCTCTCCCGATGTAGAACTGATAGAAGGAGTAAAATTATCAAAATTATTCTGGTCAGACCATCGAACCAGCATAGAATTGAAAGTTCCAGTTGCAAATTCTGTACTTCCTAAAGCTATTAAATGACGGTCATTAGGAGACACAATAACATAATTATTTACACTAGGAGAAGCACTAATCAAAGCTGCACGAGTAGTAGGTCCCTGTGATGTATCCCAATTATAAATTCTTCCTTCCCTTCTACAAGCAACAATATCTTCACCCCAATTATCAATCGTCCATTGGGTATTTCTGAAAATAATAGCAGAAGAAGTAGCTGCTTCATTAAAAGCTCTTTTTCCAGTAGATGAAACTCCAGCATTATATACACCAGCACCCCAACCTAATCCCTGAATAGCTACAGAAGTTCCTGTATGTAAATAAAAATTTGCGGTAGCTGTGCCTACTCCCGTTTCTGTACTGCTGGCCGTCACTGATGCATCAAAAGAAAAGGAATTAGTATTTAGTACTGAAACCTGATAAGTTCTATTTCCTAAATCAATAGCTCCTCCAATCGTAGTAGCAGATGTAAAAGCTACAAAATCTCCTGTTTCTGCACCATGACTAGAGGCTGAAACAGAAACTCTTACCGAACCTGCAGCAGTAGAGAAGCCATTATTCGTTCCATCAATAGTAACTATAGCTAATGTATTATCACCTGTACTGGTTTTCCCTCGAATAGGAGTAATATCAAAAACAGTATCTCCATTAAATTCATACAGTTTTGCTTCAGTTCCGAATGACGCTCTTTTAAAAGTACTATTATCGGCCCATGTAATTAAATCTCTGGCTGTTCCTGTTAAAACAGTCGAACTCTTTTTAACATATCCCCGTAAATTTTCAGGTCTTCCATCTCTAAATCTTACGTGGTCAGTATCATACCAGTTTCCTTCTTCAGCATACTGCGTAGATTCTCTATGAATGCCCGGTGTGAAGTTTAACTTCACTAATTTTGCCATTGTCGAAGACATTAAGTATACGCGTTAGTTAGAATTGCCTGTACATCCGTAGAAGTTCTTACAATATAATCCAGACGGTCTTCAGAATCAATAGACGTACTCAAAGTAGGAGCTGTCCCGCCTATAAAATCCCAGTTTGCAGCATAAGATAAAGTACGTGAACCTGTGCCGTCCTGAATTAAAAAGATAGAACCAGTTTGTCCCGTTACACAATTAGAAGGATTTTCTAAAGTTCTATTGCCAGCTAACTGCACTTCAAAATTCTGTCCTGTTCCAAAATCTACTGCAATAGAAGCTCCATCGGTTAAAGATACTTTATCTGCTATAGCATTAGCTGTGATATGCAATTGTCCCAAAGGAGAAGCAGTTCCAATACCAATAGTAGTAGCTATAATTTCTCCTCCTGCCGATACAGTTCCACTAAAAGTAGCTCCTGCTGCAGATAACTGACCTGCTATAGTTACTGGACCTGTCGCTGACATAACACTGGTAGTAATACTGGTAGCAGTTAGAGTATTAATTGTAGCTGTAGTAAATGATACAGCAGCGGTTAAAGGAGCACCAGCTTCAAAGACACTCACTCCATCGCATATAAGAATTCTAGTAGCACTCGTACCTACTTCATATCCTGAACCACCTGCTGTTTTGACGGTAATGGTACTGGAACTTTGGCGAACTGTTTTATCATTTATCAAATAGAATTTACTATTACCGGGAATAACAACATTAACATTAGAACTAACCGTACCCGCAAATTCAAGCATAGCAGACCGTGCTTCATCGGCAGCACCATCATTGTTTGATAAAGTTTTATCAACAGAAGAAAGAGAAACGGTAGTATAGGCCGCAATCGCAGAATCAATTAAGTTAATAACATTATCATTAAGAATGGTTCCCCAACTATTAGGATTTTCACCATCTCCCTGTAATTCCAGTCGGATACGACTTGTGTAGGTGGAAGCCATGTTTATTTCTCCTTACAACTCTTCATCCCAAGGAGCTTTAGGCCAATCAAAAAGAATTCCACTTTTATTGCCCTCTTCATCCCAAGTAAGAAGAAGAACTTCTAATTGAGCAATGCTGCCAGCTCCTGTAACAGCTGCTTCCATTTCATCTCCTTTAGCTCTAATAGAATCTCTATAAGTCTGAAAATCAGCAGGAATAGCTTTTCCACTATCCGCTTTACGAATAATTACCCAATCTGTAGAGGATAGCAGTGAATTCTGAGTATTCTTTATTTGGTCCACGAAACTATCTTTTACAGTTTGGACAGGTTTTTCAGAACTATTGATAGTACCATCTTTATTTTGAGACCATGTATAAAACCTACTATCTGGTGGAGATTCTTCAATTATCTCCTCAATACCTATAGAAGCTTTTTCCTCAGCAGACCAAATATGCCAATTAGATGGGTGCTGAACGCCATTTATATCCGTCCATGCCTTTCCCGGTCTAATTGTTTTTTCTTGATATTTAAACATTTTTACCTCACTTCGTCATACGATTTTCCGATGAACTTTCGCAAACCTTCTTCAGTCACATAAAGTACTGGAGACTTATTTACTCTTTCAATGCAATATAATTCTACCAGAACTTCTCCTCCCAAGAAATTTTGAAATAGATATGACGCAATAATTGCATATCCATCCCGATGCGGAGACTTAAAAATTCTTACATTACTTATTCTCGAATCTTCCTGTTCTATACTTTTTAAAAAATATTGTGTTTCTTCTAAAGATAAATCTTTATGCTGTGCTGAAAACTTATAATAAAAATAAGAAGTTAATCCATCACGTTGAAGTCCATTAAGACCACAGGGATTAAAAACTGGTTCTCCTTCATTTGCTAAAGTTATATTTGATAATAAACACAAACATAATATTAAAAATATTTTCTTAATCATATCATCGTGCTGGTGCTGG